CCGGCGGCGCCGGCCTGGGCGGCGGCGGCCGCGAGCGTGGAGAACCCGAGCTGGACGAACGTCTGATTCGCCGCCGGGTCGTCGAGCAGCTCGAAGTCCTCGCGGTCGCGGATCTCGTTGGGCGAGATCGCGCCCATGTTCCACAGGCTCTGATAGAGCGAGGCCCGGGCGGCCGTGTCGCCGCGGAGAAGGCCGCGGTTGTCGAGCTTGCAGTAGACGTCCTCGCCGTAGACCGGCTGGAGCATCATGTCGAGCGGCCCCTCGATCCGCTTTTGCCAGGGCAGCAGGCACCAGACCTGCGCGGAGAGATGCTCCTGTTCCACGTTCGACCAGCGCGCCATCCGGGCATCCCCGAGGAGCGTCGAGGGAACACCCCAGCAGCGGCAGACGTCGGGCAGGATCGCGTCCCGCAGCTCCTGGAACTGATTCGCCTCCATCGAATTTGATTCGATCGGGACGAGTTTCGTCTTCTTCGGGAGGACGGCGGCAGAGCCGCGGTTCCGCGCGCCGCCGTAGATCTCGCGGATCTGGGTCCGCAGGGCCTCGACCGCCTCGTCCGGAATCCGCTCCTGGGTCTCGAGGACGATGTCGGGTCGCGCGCTGTTCTCCCAGAACGAGGTAGCCGCGATGTCGAGCTGGCGGGCGAGGGCGATCGACGTCCGGCACAATTCCTGCGGCGCCATGCCCCAGAGGCCGTTATCGGAGAGCCATCGCCAGTGCAGGATCTCGCTCGCGGGGACGTCGACCCACTGGCCGGCGTCGGTCCAGAACTGGTAGCCGGCTGAGTAGTCCGGCCGGCGGACGGCTTTCATCCGCGTCGGATGGATCGGCCGCAGCTCCGAGCAGAACCCGCGAGGGCCGGGCAGGATTCGCGCGAACGCGTTCCCGTGGAGGGCCGTCCAGTAGGCGATGAGCTGGTAGAAGTCGAAGGCGCTTTGCCAGGAATTCGGCCGCTTCCGGAGCGTATAGCCGCAGGGCAGATCGGCCCCGACCTTCCGGCCGTCGGCCAGCGTCCGGCCGACCATGATCGGCATGACCGCGACGGCCTGGGAAATCCAGCGGACGACCCCGAGGATCGACGAGACGCGGATCGCCTCGGCCGGCCCGATGTCGTTTGGGGAAAGAGTCGTCAGGGTCCCGCTCGTCGCGGGGAAGGCCCGGAGGGCGATCACTCGCGTCGGGGATCGCGGTCGCGCTGGGGCGCGGCGGCGCGGGGCGGCGGCCTTCGGTCGGGGCATCGGCTGGGATCCCGGGCCGAGGGGCATCCCCGGCCCGGGAAATCGTCAGGCCGGCCGGCGATCCGGCAAAGTTTCCCGGGGCTAGAGCGCGTGGATCTTCCAGTCGTCGAGGCTGGCCGATTCGCCCTCGTCCGTCGAGGCCAGAGCGAGCGCGTTCACGAGCGCCGCGATCCCGTCGATCTTCTCGGAACTCTTTGCCTTGTCCGGCTTGACCAGGCCCGTCGGGTCCGTGTAGACGCACACGTTGTTTGCGTTCCACGCCGCGACCGGGTTCGCCCCGTGCCGGAGCCGGCCCTCGACGACCAGGGCCTCGAGCAGTTTACACGGCGCGTTGAGGTAGGCCGTCCGCTGGGCGACCGATTTCACTTCGACCCCCTCGCGCTGGAGGAGCGTCTCGAGGGCGCCGGCCTGCCACGGGTCGACCCCGACCGCGCGGATCTCGTGGGTCTCCCCGTAGGCGAGGAGGTCGCGGGCGACCGCCTCATGATCGAGCCGGTGGCCGTCGGTCACGGTCACCCAGCCTTCGCGGATCCAGGTGTCATACGGGATGCCCTCGCGTACTCGGTCCGCGACCGTCTCCGAGGGGACCCAGTATCGCCATTCGACGGAGTAGCCTCCGTCGTCGTCGCGGAACACGAACGCCGCCGAGGTCATATCGAGGTTCGAGGCCAGGTCGACCCCGACCCAGCAGGGCCGGCCGGCGAGGGGCCTCGGGTACTCGCGGCCGCACCGCTCCCAGGCGTCCCCGTGGAACCACCGCGAATCGGCCTGCTGCCAGACGTTGAGCGAGTAGCGGAGGAATTTCGACATCTTCCTCGGGTCCGTCGTCGCGTCCTGGTAGTCGGCCGCGAACTCCTCCTCTGGGAACGCGGTCCCGATCGACGGATTCGCCTTCCTCCAGACCGCCGGGTCCGCGAAGTCGTCGGTCTCCGGATCCGCCGCGTAGATGAGCCCGTAGAACGATGGATTCGCGGCTGGGTTTTTCATGACCAGCTCCGAATCTTTCCACCACTGCCACCCGATCCCGTTTCGATCGTCGCCGGCCGTCGAGATCGACATCACAACGGAATTCGGCGTTCCGCGAATCGCGTAGACGAGGGCATCGACCAGAGCCGGCGATCGGAAACTGTGGATCTCGTCGAGGATCACCGATCCGTTCAGGCCCTCCTGTTTCCGCCACTCGCTCGAGAGGCAGCGGATCTCGTTCCCGTGCTGCCGGTTCCGGATGACGGATTTGTAGTCGACGACCTCGAGGAGTTTCGAGAGATGAGGCGAGGCCTCGATCGTCGCGGCCGCCATACGGAACATCGTCCGCGCCTGCTCGCGATCGTTCGCCGCCAGGAAGACGTCCGCGATCGGGAAATGGGCGACGGCCATATAGGCCGCGAGCTGGGACATCAGGGACGATTTCCGATTCTTCTTCGGAACCCAGATCCCGGCCCGCTTGAACCGGAGCCGACCGGCCTTCGTTTTCCAGCCGAAGATCGGCGCGATCACGCGGTCCCGCTGCCAGTCGATCAGCGAGACGCGGACCGCCTTCCCGTCGTCGGCACGATGCCGGCAGAACCGCTCGACGAACTCGGCCGGCCGGGCCGCGGCCTCCGGATCCCAGTCGAACCCGGCGACGAATTCCGGACGGTCGCTTCCGTCAGGAGCCGGAGCCGCCGGTGAACTTGAGGAGGGCCGCCTCTTCCGGGTCGTCTTCTTCGCCATGCTTGGGGTCCTGGGGGATGCGGGCCGCGGCCGCCGCGGTCAGGCCGAAGTCCCTTCCCAGTGAAACAAAATCCCGGCGTGAGTCACGGAGCAGACGAGCGACCGGGCTCGCGGCCTGCCCCTTTTCGGTCGCCGTGATCCAGCCCTCGGCCGCGAGCTGCTCGCGGAGCGCGAGGATCTCCGCGTGGAGCTGGCAGAGGATCGCGAAGGCGTCGGCCTGCTCGAGGACCAGGCGGCCGGAGGCGATGAGCGGCGGGGCGACCCGTTCCCAGAACGCGAGAGCCGACGGGACCGCGACGACATCGGCCGGCGGGAGGACGTCCGTCGCGCCGGCGGTCTCCGGGGGCGGCGCCGGGGAAAGCCTCTTTCCGGCGGGCCTGGGTTTTGCCGGCTTCTTGCGCATCGTGTTCCGGCCTCGTTTGGTCTCCGAGCTGCCCGGCTGCGGGAGTGGACCTCGGCTTCCCATTTTTGAAAACTCCCCACGAACTAGCGCAGAGCGGCCGTGGGGTCATGGGGCGTTTGGCATGGTTCGTGCACACCCCACCCCCCCTTTTTTTCACCCGAACCCGCGCCGCCGCTGTTCTGCTCGTGTCTTCCTGCCGTGGCATGATGCGCATCGCCAGGCGAGGTTCGTGTCGTCGTCCGTGCCGCCGTCCTCGAGGGGGACGATATGGTCCGCGTGCCCGGCCTTCCCCGTCGCCACGCGTGAGCAGTCGCGGCAGACGTAGGCGTCCCGGATCGCGATCCGTAGGCGACGGGCGAGCCAGGCCGAGGTCCGGTAGTGGGCGACCTCTTTCGTCGCGGATCGCCGCATCGTCGGGGGCCGCCATCGTTCGACGCGCGCCGGCATCAGATCCCCGCCGCCTCGCGGAACGCTGTGTCGAGGGTCGAGGCGTCGAGGCCGAGAGCCGGGCCGAGGGCGGCAAGCCACGCGCTGCTTCGGTGGACCTCGGTCCCATACTCCCACTCGACGCGAACGCTCTCGCGGGTGATCGCTTCGGGGATCGAGGCGATCGCCGCATCGACCTGGGCGAGCGCGATCCCGTGGCGCACGAGCCAGAGGCGGGCTTGCCTGGCGGTGATCGTCGGCGGGACAGGCCGGTCGTCGGGAGCGTACTGCCAGCCGGTCGGCAGTTGGTCGGCCGGGGCGGCCGTGCATCCGTCGGGCGGAGACCAGCCTTCGGGAACGTCTGGCCGGACGAACGTCACGACGCGGCCGGCAGCATTCACGATCGCGAGAGAGTTTGCCATATTCAATACCAGACGGTTATCCGGACGTACCCCTCGGCGCCGTTGCCGCCGGCCCCGGAGTTGTAGCCGTTGAATGATGCGCCGCCGCCGGCCCCGGCGCCGCCGTAGCGGCCGCCGTTGCCGCCGTTGCCGCCGGCCGTGGTGGAGTTGCCGCCCCCGCCGCCGGAGCCGCTGCCACCGGCCCAGGAGATCGAATTCGTGGTGGAGTCAACCGCACTCGGACCTGCGCCGCCTCCGGCGGTTCCGCCGGCATTCGAGCCGAATGCACTCGTGAATCCCGCGAGCAGGTGATCGCCGCGTCCTTGTCCGCCGGCGTGAGAAGTGTCGGCAGTTGAAATCCCGCCGCCTCCGGCGCCGCCGGCCGCCGTCATGTAGATGGAGCCGGCCGATGCCCAGCTCTGCCCAGGATTCGGAGCGTTTGCCTGCCCCGAAACAGAGGACGAGCCGCCGGCTATCCCGAGCATCATCGAATAGAGGTTGATCGAACCGCCGGTCCCAGCTGCCGCCGTGCCGCCCGCACCACCTCCGCCGCCGCCAGCGAATAGCGACCGAGATCCCCAAGCCACGGTAGTGTTGCCGCCCGCAGACCCTGCGGCGCCGTTGGTGTCGTCCGTTGTCCTCGCGGCGCCGCCTGCACCTCCGGCGCCGACTGAAACCGTGAGCGATTGCCCCGCGATCCCGTCGGCAGACGCGGAAAAAAGCACGTCGCACAGCCCAGACGAGGCACCGCCGCCGCCTCCGAATCTTGCCGTGCCTGATGCCCCTCGGCGCCCGCTGCCGCCGCCACCGCCGCCACCGATGGCCGTAACACGGACCATTTTTGCCGTAGATGGGAGCGTCCACGTCCACGAGCCGTTTGAGCCGGTCGCGCCGGACGGAGACACCGAACGCGTGAACTCGAAAACGTCACTGGTCGACGCGTAGGCCTGGTCGCCGCGGAGGAACGTCGAGGCCGACGCCGTCCCGCTCCCGAGCCGCGCCGTCGCGATCGTGCCGGTCGCGATGTCGCTCGCCGCGTGAGTGTGCGTGGTCGGCGTCCGCGAGTCGGAGAGCCGGGCGTCGTTCCCCTGGCAGACCGTGCCAGCGGCCGAGCCGAAGTTTGGCACCAGGGCGCCGCTCGAGGTCGTGAGCCCAGCCCCGACCGAGAGGCCGACCGTCTGCGCGGCGTAGGTGACCGGAGCCGTGGCCGAGACGACGCCGGGATCGCCCTGCGGGCCGGTCGCGCCTGCTGGGCCTGTTGCTCCCGCCGCACCCGTGGCGCCGGTCGCTCCCGTGGCACCCGCGGCCCCGGCCGGGCCGGCCGGTCCCTGGGGACCCTGCGGGCCTGTCGCCCCGGCCGCTCCTGCCGGTCCGGCCGCGCCGGCCGCGCCGGCCGGTCCCTGCGGCCCGGCTGGGCCTTGCCCGCCGGAGACCCCGACGGAGACATCCTGGTCGCTCGCGGTGACGTTGATCGGCATCAGTTGTAGACCTCGACGGTCCCCTGTAGGACGGTCCGGATCGAATCGCCGGGGGCGGTCCAGGCGAGCCTCCAGCCGTAGGTCCCGGCCGCGAGCGCGGACGTCTGGATCTCGGAGAGAGCGACGTTCACTTGGCCGTTCGCCGCGCTCACGACCGAGACCGTCGGGGTCGCGATCGTCGTCCCGGTGACGACGGAGTAGATCGCGGCCGACCAGGTGTAGGAGGTCGTCGCGATGGAGAAGTCTATGAGCGTCGAGAACTCGTCCCCGCGGCGGAACGCGAGCGAGAGCGAGCCCGGTAGCGTGTCGGTGAGCGGCATAGCCTGCGATTATCCCCCGTCTGCCGGGTCGGCAAAGTCTGGCGACGGTCGCCAGGTCGGGTTCCACTTCTCGCGGCGCGTCTCCTCGGTCCATCCGGCCTGGACCTCCGCGATCCGCCAGGCGATCTCGGCGTCCGTCGGGTCGTCGGTCCGGCGCTTCCGGCCCCAGCCGCGGCCGGTCTTCAGGTCCGCGAGCTGGTCCTGGAGCCGGCAGAGGAGCCGCGCGTAGGAGATCCCGGCCGCGTCGGCCGCCTCGCGCTGGGTCAGGCCGGAGGCAAGGGCGGCGCGGATCGCCCGCTCCTGGGCCGTGGTCAGGTAGCGCCGCTCGGACCCGCCGCCGGCTCCGCCCACGGTCAGAGCCTCCGGATCTGGATGATCGTCCGGGCCGGCTCGCCGCGGGCGGCGTAGCGTTTGATCCCTCGGCCGTCGACAACTTGGGTGTCGTCTCGCCAGACGTTTCCGCAGGCCTTCA